ACTGTATAACTTCCTATCTTTTTCATCTCTTTTTACCTCCTCTGGTTTTTTTGAATGCCCTGGACATTGCTTTTAGGTTTACTTGACCTTTTTTAGATCCAGATTTATATTTGAATTTCTTTGAGTTTGCTTTAACATACTTTTGCCAGGCATTTAATGGACGCTTTGTTTTTGCAGCTACTTTTTTTCCAGAGGCTATTGCACGCTTAGTAGATCTAACTGCACGGCGAGCCTCACCAAACAATTCGTACATTTCGTCGAGAGTTCCCTCTACTTTAACCATAGATTAAACCTCACTGTTGGCTTAATGCTAATGCTACACTGTTTGCTTGAGTTGCAGATTCTAAAGTACACTCCATTACTATGGAACATGTGGCTTCTCCATTTAATCCTAGAGCAGTATCAACCGCCCAATATAATGTATCTACACCAACTAGATACCCATTTCTCCACATTTGTGGTAAAACATCCAGAGCAGTTGTCATCTCTGATGCATTAAGAGCAGTAGAAGTATCGTTTCCAATAAAGATTGCAGCCGAAGAAATCAATGATTTATCACTTGCATGTACTATTGCAGATTGTGATTGTGTTGTAAGCTGCATAGAAATTTTTTCTTCTGAGTTAGCAGCAACCAGGAAAGGTGCTTGACTTGCTGGATCAGCATCATCAGCCACGCTGATCGCTACATTGTGTATTCGCAACAATGTGCTTTTTGATACACCCAGGTTTACATATGATCCTAGGTCGATTTCTGTTTGTGCATAAGTTGTACCGTTTGTGTCTACATCGGCACGAATAAAGAAAGAGTCACTCTTAGCCATGAACTCCGGATAGCGGTAAGGTTTATCAACATTTTTTCCGGTTTTCGGCGAACTACCGACCTATCCTTTCGCCGAAGGCGTCTTGTTCACCGCGTTCCATGACCCACCCACACACGCCGTTCACCTTCGGGCTCGGCGTGCCTCGCGTTACAACAGGCCGTCGAGTTTATGAAGTTAGCCATAAATGCGTCAATCAAATAATATTATATATATACATTATATGCGAAGGACATGGATTACTACGATCATGAAGCCAAAGCCTGCCACGAATACAAGATGCATTGGATGCATTGTAAGCATCAAAGCGATGAATATAGGGAAGATCCCTGGGCTAATGATGATTTACGCACTGATATGGACATGATCAGAGAAGATGTGCGTATAAGTATCCTGGATGATGGCAATATTAAGATAAAATGGGAGTTTCCATGTCAATGGGTTGATTGTAGATGGAGATTATACTATTGTAAAATTATTAGAGAGCCATTTTTAGAGAATTATATTAATGTTTACGGTGTTCAGAAAACATTTGACCAGGAGATGAACTAATGCCTCACCTAATATCAGCTACATTAACTAACAAAGCATACGAAGTATATTGTAAATGGAAGTCAAAAAGAGAAGCAAGTGCAAAGATCAGTCTTGCTATGTGTGAATTAGATTCTATCCAGGAATTAAATGCAGCATTATCTACACAATTAAACATATATAAGGCAAGATGGAAATGGTTAAATCAAAAATTACAAAGAGAAATGGATCTGAAAGAAAATAATGCTGATAGAATATTAGAATTTGCATGTCAAGATGATCATTTGTATTATAGGAGAGATTAAAATGTTGTGTGCTATGTGTTTAACAGAGTTAGAACCTCATAATCCTAATGATTTTTGTAGTATAGAATGTTATAAGGAGTTTAAAGAAATGGGGGGAGTAGAGTGAAAGTGAAAGTGAAACTTGATGAAACTATACTCTGGTGTTGTGAACATGTATTGATTAGACCTTTTCCAGCATCTTATGTTATGAATTGTCCTAAATGTGGAGAGAGAAAACCATGTCAATCAACAAACATGATCTAAGTTTGTGCTATTAAACAGTATTATTCATCCAGAGAGCACTTAGAACAGCAACTAATCCTAACATGACCTTCCATATAGGGTGTTTTGGGTCTGCTAGAGTCTTTTCTACTTCATCGTTCATATTAATCATACACTTTGTGAACTATTTCTGACCATTGCTAATGCACCACGGGCATCAGTGGTATCATATTTATCTAGCTCGATGTAATAATTTACTGCAAGAGTAGAAGTTCCAGTTCTAACATAAACATATAGATCTTCAATAATAAAATTATCACGATCTACTAATTCAAATGGTTGACCAGGTGGGCCAGCATCTCCGTATACATTGGCCATTGATGCCCAACCGATCTCTCTGTTATCTCCCCAATTCCAATTTTTATCTACTCCATCATATAGATTCTCTGTTAATAATATTCCATAAGTATCATTGGAGGCATTATCTGGATCATTAATTCCAATAATAAATTTAGTTACAACATATCCCGTGTCAAATCTACCATCGAACAGTCTAACCTTTTCTGTTTTACCTACTGTAGATGATTTTGGATTTATTTTGCCTCTAACTGTATAACTTCCTATCTTTTTCATCTCTTTTTACCTCCTCTGGTTTTTTTGAATGCCCTGGACATTGCTTTTAGGTTTACTTGACCTTTTTTAGATC